ATCATCAGCGGCTGGTGATCCGATGATGCCGTCATAGCCGGCGACTCCTCCTACTGCTGATGATTCTTTCTTCATTCTAATACCCCGGCGAAGTAGAGTGACTGTCTTCAAATTTGTGATCTTTCTTTATAGCAGCAACTAACTTTGGCAGTTCCTTTTTGATCGCGGCCACAATCTTTGGATCATCACCATATATAGCCTGCATATTTGCTTCGAGATTTCCACCATAATATACCTGACCTACAATATCATTTGCAGTCGTATGTACATTCTTCGGATCGAGACCAGTAATATTTTTTGTCTTCATCCCAAACATAACCAACTTTTTCTTAAATGACTCAGGATGATTCTTTGGCCGACCATTTTTGTCGTACCACTCTCTTTCTTCTATCAGCAATGATATCAGTTTCATTACAAACCAGTCCTCTCAGTCTTCTGCTTGAAGCTTGTATCAACCGGTCTGAGACCACCAAGACCTAGCTTATCTGCAAGACCAAAGAGTCGAGTTACGATATCACCACCTCGCTGCTGACCAGCTTCGCCAAAGACACCTGATGCGTCTCCGTCACTAACTATTTGACCAAGATTTGCCAGCTCATTAACTTCACCGTTACCATATGGTTTGGCTTGAGAGTGTTCATCAATAAATGATCCATACGCAGCAGTCGCCTTCTCTGTTGGAAAAGCCTTCTGTCCAGCCTGAGGATTCAAAGTTTCATTATCAAAAATTGCCTGATCTTCTAATATAGACATATCTAATTCTCCGTTACAATGTTTCCAGACTATCACAGAGTTCGTATGTCATCATAAGTTCTGTGAGCTGTATGGCAGTGATAGGTTCAGTCCCTTTGATACCAGAGAGCCTTTCGCAGAGGGCAGTGAGTTTCTCCTGGGTGGACTCATTGGTAACGGAAGGTAGGGCGCTTGATAGCTTCTCTTTCAGCCCTAGAGCCTTCTTTTCAGCCCATTTTGAGAAGATTTTTGGGTCAGGGGTAGATACATACTTCATTAGGAAGGCCTTCTGGTCTTCATTCATAGAAGCGTATCTATCCTTGAATTTCCTCAGGGCAATTGTTACTGCCATCGTTTCCAATTGAATGTCTTCTGGTGTCTTCGTAGCCGCAGACCAGAGACCTTCGGCTTCTTCCAATCTTTCAACTTCCTTATTGCTTATCATATGTTCGAAAACTGCACTTTCACACGATAGCTTTTCCTTGGCTTCCATGTATGTGAAATGGTGAGCCAAAGCGTTGAAGCTGGAATACAGCTTAAAGTTAGGTATCTTTCTTGACATGAGTTCTTTGCGATTAGCAACTCTATCAATACTCTCAATCAAGGCGTCGGTTTCCTTTTTGAGAGTAGTCGTGTTAATATCCCTAGCCTGTTCCAATAGATGCTTGAGCATTCTGGTGGCATAGAAATAATTTAGGGACTCTTCGTATAGAAGCTGTGAATACACCTTATATGCTCGGTGCATTTCAGTTCCTTCATTCATGAAGTGCTTCCTCAAAAGATACAGAATTCTCGAAGCCGCCTCAGTGTTACCTTTGGCAATATGGTCAGCAACACCATATGAAAGAGCTTCAAAGAGGATACCGACGTTCCTCAATTTATTGCTACGTATCATCATTCTCTCCTTGACAGTACACTACCCTATACTATAAATAAACGTAATGGATGAGTAATGTTACTTCCTCGTCTTTTTTGTGTTAGCGACTTTGAGATGTATATCTTTTCTTACGTCTTCAGTAAGAGCATCTGAACCACTGATGCTTTCAATTAACCTCTTTATTTTTCTATCAGCCTTCATACAATCAGATATCGTTCTATCCAAAGGATCCTTCCTACTCTTAGCTCTCTTCTTCTTAAACGTCTCTGAATCCATTAGACTACTGTCATGTATGCCATACCCCTTTGGGGCACCAGGAATATTGGCGGTGCCTGTTGGATCTGGTACTCCTGTTGGAGTTTTGCCAGCGTGACTAAGTGTCTCCTTCTCTTCTCTGTCTTCCTTTGTTTCATCATTTTCGGTTGGAAGATTATCAATACCCGATTGCTTATCTTCATCGGACATCTCGCCTTCTTCGCTATCAACACCTGTAGCAGGGTTGGTACCCTCATTCTCAAGAGTGTTAATAACGAAACGCTTATGAGCATCTGTAAGAATTCTACCATTGATCTGAGTAATTTCAGAGTCAGTAAGATTGAGTACTGTCCTCTGAATGTATAGATCATCAATTAAAGGTGAATCCTGAATGGTGCTGGCCAGACTAAATCTCTTTTCGATAAGGTCTAGCTGCATCATCTCCATTACTGTAGAAGGATTGGTTAGTGAGAGATCGAAGTTGTAGATATCCTTCTCGTCGTAGCCCTTCAAGTACAGATGGATCAAACCGATCTTTGCCAGTTCAGAGATAACGATCTTCTGTACACGCTGAATTGTTCTAGCAAACTTAATGTCTTCCTGTGCCAAGGTTCCTTTACCACCAAGATCCTCTTCAGCAGTGAGATAGCTCTTAGGGACACCAAGAGCGATGAACATCTTGTTCTGAAGATATTCGATGTCTTCGATGTCACCCTGATTGGTACCACCTGGGAGAGTCTCAACTCTTGTTCCTCTATCGCCTCTGACAGGAATGAAGAAGTCTTCATCGATCGACTGAGGATTATACCTCATATCAACGTTACCTGTTGACTCGGTCATAAGAGGAGTTCTCTTGAGTGAGTCCCTAGCTTTCATGATGTATGATTCCACATCCTTAGGTGGAATATTTCCAACCTCGATATAGAATACTCTACGTTCAGGTGCTCTGGTCATACGATAGACGAGCATTGCATCCTCAGCCATAGTAAGCTGCTTGTATATCTTCCTTGCTGGTTCCAGGACCGATCTTCCATAGGGGAGAAATCTATCATCACCAAGGATTCTCATATGAGAGATCTGGAAGTTTTCAAAGTAAGTGTTACCTTGAACAGTCCACTTATATCTGACCGAGTTAGGATCACCATTGTATCCTTCTTCTCTATCAATTTCAAGAGTAGGTAGTGCGATGGCTCCTACAACACCTTCTTTATCGACTACATCCAACAGGTTGAACTGATCACCATACTTAGTTAGGTTACGAATCCATGTCCATAGATGGAATTCGATATCTAATCTTTCATAGTACAATTCTTCAAGTTCAGCCTTTAGCTTTTCGTCATCAGAAATAATTTTGATGACATCACCTTCCTCAGAGTATGTGCATGAATCATCAGCGTAAATATCAAGAGCCTTAGATATTTCAGGGGACTGATCCATCTCTTCATAATCTCTAAACCTTTCTTGTCTTTCGGCACCACCGATAAGCGACTGCTGGAAGATAGCTTGAGCAGATCGTTCAAACGTATCGAAAACCCTTTTATGGGCACGAGAGCCAGGTCGCTCAGTAGGCACCTTGCCTCTGACTTTGACTCCTCGAAGTACTTTACTTAGTTTACTAAACCTATCAGCCATTTATTTCCTTTGCTTATTTACCGCCAGCAACAGCTGTCACTGGTGAGAGTATTTGATACAAAACGAAGATCATTGGCAGAGCTACAACAATACCACCTATGGCTCCCCACATTCCTGACTTTACTTTCAGCATCGCGATTTCTATTTTGATTTCCCCGATGTCTTCCCGCAAAGCCTCAATGGCATCGGTGTTTCTAGTTAATTCATTCAACACCAGCCTCTGATCTTTTTCCCATGATGTAACATCTGTCATTTGTCTGGCTCCCCAATGGTGTCAGTTCCTTTCTTTTTGCAATCATTGTAATATTCTACCAAATGAGGTAGCCTGCTTTGAACTTGTAGTATGACTTCCTTTGAAGTAAGTAAATTCTCCTTCATATCTCTTCGATAATTTCTTCTTAACCATGTTACAATAGCCCGAAGCACGGCTACCCTAATAGCCATGACAGATCTTCTTTTGGTTGATCTGGTGGACCAAGGGCGACAAAATAACTTTCGTGAGTTTTATCATCGCCGGGCTGGTCGTTGGAGGTAAGAATACCATGCTGATACTCCTGAGTTGTGTAACCCAAAGAATCGATCATGGCGCCGGTTGCTTCTTCACCGGTACCAAAGATACCCATATGAATATGTCTAAGATACATCAATTGTGAAAGTGAAATAACCAGGTCATCATTGTAACCATCCATTGCCTGTGGTTTTCCATTCACAAACACAAACACTTGGAATTCATCAAACAGTCTCTGTGAATGAAAGACGAATGATTTCATTCGTATATCCTCTTCCATTCTAGCGATAGCTGCAGGACGAGTCTTTGAAGACATTGTAAATCCATGGACGGCATTATTTGGAATATTATATGGATCTATCTGGAATTGATGGATGTTTGATTCATTCATCCTTGTGGTATCCTTGATAGTCCAATAAACATTCTTGTATTCGTGTTCTTCTACAACCGACTTAGCTACGTGCCAACCAACAGAGTTGTTTTCTACCGATAGAAAAGCTCCGTTGTACATGTTAGCTTGATCAACCAATAGCTTTGCAAAGACGTCAGTAGGAATCTTGCCTTTGTACTCTGCTACCTGTTCGTACTTTTCAACATCGACTACATGGAATGCAGAATAGTCAGAACCATCACCTCTAGCTACATCCGCAGCTATGTGATAATTTGCTCCTGGTCTTGGATATTCCCATATCCAAAGATTTCTATCCATCCAGATCTTATCCATAGGAGGCTGGATGTGTGGTCTATCGATTGGGTTCTTTGTATAGTAAAGGATGTCATCCATGTCGATGACGTTTGCACCAGACTGTAGGAAGTCACAGTCATGCTCTTGTGCAAAGCCTCTTGTTCCAATCTCTTTCTTTGTTGCCACAGCCCACTTCTCTGATCGGTCCGGATGCAAAGTCCAGTGAAGCTTGATGGGGTTGAATGAAACCTCTTTGCTTCCAACTTGAAGTCCTTCACCAGCCAAAGCTTTCTGGTACATTTTATGGAACCAATTACCGATACCGTTAGGAGATGAGAGTGCGATACAATCCCCTCCTGTGGATAGCGTAGGTTGTGCAGCTACCCAAATGTCATCCATCTTATCGATGAATGCAGCTTCGTCTATGATGAGCAATGAAAGAGCTTCTGATCTTGCAGCGTCAGTAGTCGTAGCAGAAGCTTTGACGATCGAACCATTCTTAAGTTCAAAGCTCTGTCTGTTGTCGATCCTAAACTCAGGTCTAATCCACTGAGGAAGATTTTCGATAAACGTCTTGACTTTTGTAATCAGGTTAGTAGCAGTTTCACTCTTCGTAGCAAGGATGTAAATTTGCTTATCCCTGTAGAACGTAACCATCCAGGTAATATATCCAGCACAGAGAGTTGAAAGACCAAGTTGTCTAGCTTTGAGGATAATGTTGTAGGAGTTATTAACAAAAGCCTCTAATGACTTCTCTTGAAATTCCCAAAGGTTAAATCGTAAAAGGCCTTTTGTCGGATGGCGAACTTTCCCATACTTTTTCAGAAAGTACACCGGATCCTCTCGGCACTTTATATACTCTTCGAGTTGTTTTTTAGTCATTAACACGACCCTCTGTTGAGGTATTATCCGTATGGAATTTGGGAAGACCATACACTATGGGTGCATAGTAAATATACTCAACAGAGAACACAAAAAAAGGGGAGCACCATAAAGATGCTCCCCCGGCGGAAACTAATTTTCCTTTCCTATTTCATTATTTGCCGATTAGCTTAGAAATCGCTACCACTTGTGCCGAATTCCTGAGGCCAGTGGCGCTGGAGTACTTCTGCAACCGGTCCACGGTCTTCCTTTTCGAGCCGTGTGAGAATGCAGTTCTGCATTGCCTTCCTGAGACCCCAACGCTCGATCTTCTTCGCCATCATCTTCAGTCGGCGAGTGGACAGGTTAGAGTCGATAACGTCAGTGGCCTTCAAATGCCGGACGTCTGTCACGAAGCGCATGATCTGTGAAGTGTATTCCTTGTAGTGGCTACCCTTCAGGATCTTATCAAGGATTGTCGCTTCACGATCGGTGTACTCAACTTCGAAGAACGAGTCGAAACGATCGAGGAATGCAGGGTTCAAAGCCGAAGTGCCATGGTAATCGTTCATCGCCTCACCAAGACCAAGGGAGTTGGCGGTACCATGAACCGAGAAGCCATGGGCAGGGCGAAGGACTTCGCCACCATTATCCATCAGAGTCAGCTTAGGATCGGACTCTTCCAGGATTCCATGGAGGGCTGCGAGATATTGAGGAGCAGCCATATCCATTTCGTTCAAGATAATAGGACGGCCTTCCATAACAGCCTGAGGGAAGATTCCATACTGGAACTTCGTAATAGGGTTACCATTCTCATCCACAGTAGCTACGTGCATACCGAGGAAAGTGGCTTCATCACAGCCGGCCGAGAAGTCAACTTCGAGAGGAACCATGCCGTTGATCTTGCAGAGCAGTTTGACCATGGTGGTCTTACCACAACCATGAGGACCGGCGGTGAAGGTGTTTTCACCAGCCTCGACACAGTCGTTAAGATACTGTGCGATGGGCGGCATATAGAACGGTTCGTCTCCGTCGATGACAGGAAGATCCCAGTCCATGTCTTCCTCGGCAGCAGCGATCTTTTCTGGATCGTTATACTTCCTGCGAGCTGGAGGGAGTTCATCGGAAGAAATCATAGCTTCATTGACGAGGACTTCGTCCCAGTCGTCTGGATCGATTTCCTGTGCAGATTCCATCGACTCCACTGCGATGTTGCCCAATATCTGAGCCAAGGCCTGGCGGCTGTCGTTGAGCATGGCGGGGGAGTCGACAATACCTTCACCGTCGATGGTGAAAGTGGTGGTCGAAATCTTGCGAGCTGAAACACTGATGTCAGCGGGCTGAATCATCCGCTCATCATCACCATTATCAGCGCCGATCCAAATAGCTTCTTCACCAACGATCGAACGGATCGAAATGCTATGTGTGCGCTCAAGGCTTTTACGAACCTTGACATTCAGATAGCGGCGCTCGATAACTTCCTTGAACCTGGTAAGTGTATCACCAGAAGCGAAGATCCCTTTTAGGACATCGAAGGGAATTACGATTTCTCCACCTTGACCATTGGTGCAATTCGTGTGGACCGTTTTGATCTGATTGCAGATCAAGATTGCTTCCTGAAACTTCATTCGCTTTCATCTCCGTGTGTCATTGCTTATAGTATAATATAATCAATGTTTGGGAAAACGTAAATGCTTTTTTTAAGAAAGTGCCCTTTTCAGCGCTTTTTCCATCTCGGCCACGAAAACCTGCTTGAAATGATTGCCAAAATCGTCAATATAGATCGAATTCTCCTCACCGTAGAAATTCGCGATTCGAGTCGCCCCGGAAAAGCCCAGGGCAAGAATCTGGATTGGTGATTCCTTGATGAGTCGCTGGGCTGTCTCTTTAAGGAAGCTTTCTCTACCATAGCCATAACCATAGCCGTCATCACCATGCATTGTCGGTGCGGTTGGTGCACCATCAGAAACTACGAAGAGAAACTTCTGTTCCTCAGGACCGATTGTCGATTTCATGAGACGGTCAGACACTTCGATCAAAGCTGCTGCGTCATCATTGTTACGACCATAGCCGGCAAAGCGAACGCTGTGCATGATTTGCTGGCAAATGTTAGTAAAGATCTTCTTCGTATAGCGGTCACCAAACGAATGGAATACCTCATACGTCTTCGGATATGAAGAGTCGAAGTTCTTTGCGCTGTCAGCGTGGATACGCCTCCATTTGGCTGTTGCATTTTCTTTTGCAACGTAGAAACCAATAATCTCGAAATCCACATCGAGCTGCGACAAAGTCTCAGCAATAACTCCAGCAAAGATAAAGACCTTGCTGAGTACTCTGTTCATCGAACCCGAAAGATCAAGCAGGATGGTTACCCTAGCTTTGATTTCCTCGGTGTTCTCTGAGATGTAGAATGGGGCGTTGGTGCCAC